CTTGAACGACTTATGCCTCCTCAGTCTGGAATGAATTAACTTCCAGACGGAGCGCAGTACCGTTTGAGTTAGAGGGGGACCTTTTGTGATCGTCCGCACTTTGAGCGCCTCTGGGAGGCCGACAGCCTTGACGAGCTGTTCGGTCTCTTCCACCTCCGCCGCATTTAACATCCGGCCCCAGAGAACTGTACTTGCCAGCTTAAGCCCGCTGGTATCGTACATGTACAGTGGTGTTTCACTCTCTACCTCATCTTCACTCATTTCGCATTCATCATCATCTTCTCTCTTCCTTCGTTCCGGGTCGTCCTCGACCCCCGCAACTGGAGGCCTTGGGAGAGGGCTCCGGATGTGCAGGTATCCCCCTGGGAGACGGAGACCATCGAGGAGGCTATCGTGCTCCATGATAGTCCCCACGGCCCCGGCATCTGTCCGACTATTAATATAGTTCGCACTCGTGCTAGGAAAGGTCATCGTCGCTAATGTCTCGTGCAAAAGCTCACCTGTATCCACGTCCCTCATGTCCTCCTTCAGCCAGTTGCCGAAGAGCTCGTCAACACGGCGCTCGAGTTGCTCCTTCAGGAGCTCTGGAGACATTAAGTTCTCCAGAGTCTTCTGAAGTCTTGCGACTCGTGCCTCCTCCGACTCTTTCATCTCCTCAAGTTCTCTCTCCTTCTCCTCCATGTCCGCCCAACGCACGCCCTCTAGGCGTGGGTCGATTCCGGGGAATACCGACCATGCCTCTCTGAGGGGGGGGCGCTTGGTGGTGAGACTTTTCACAGCCTCTTCCACTTTGCGCTTCACCTCCACTTGAGACGGTTTCGGCATCCCTTTCTTGGACTGGAGAATTGAGAGCAGAAACTCTCGGAATTGACGGATCCTCACCGGATCGGAACGAACATTACTCATATGGGAAGCCATCCACTTGTACGCCGAGCCACCTAGCAGAATGCCTGGGTGGCCCTCATCTGGCATTGGCGCCTTAGGAATGGTCTGTTTCATGTGGTGCGAGAAGAAAGCAGCAAGCTTCCACTTCACCACACGATTCCAGTCTCCATCCAGCGCCTTCGCCTGTGAGGTCCAGAGCTCCGTAGCCCTGGCTCGTACGCGGTCTTGGTCTTTCCCCTTCCAACCAAAACACCTAAACACCTCCATCACAACACTGACACACCCATCCACCGACTCTTCTAGACTCGGTGGTCCTTTGGGCTTGTCAGCGCGCAATCTCTTCCCTTTTCCATTCTTCTCTCCTTTCTTATTCACTATGTAACGCTTCCTCTTTGGAGGCGACTTTGACTTTTTATTGACACTAGCACTCATCGTGCTTGCGGGAGCAAATCTACCAGGAG